ATCGTGGTAGAGTGCATCGATGACCGTCTCATAGAACGAGATCAGGTCTGGCTCTTCATGGAGACCAATACCTTCGATGATCTGACACTCGAGCTCTGCGATGTTCTTATTGAGCTCATCGATATGTTTTGGTAATGGTTCCATTACTTACATCCCTTTTTGCGTGAATAGGAACCCTTGCCCTTCTTAGGCACAAAGGCTTTTGCCACATTAAACTTGTAAGCGTGTTTAGCGATTGGGTTACTCATCAGCCGTATCCCCTTCCATCTTCTCGACCTTGGTCATAAGCAGATTCAAGCCACGAAGATATGATCTGCAATTGTTTATCGTTAAACTCTCCGTAAATCAAATCCCGATCAAGAGCTTCGCCATTATCCATCAAAAACTTATCAAAATTATTATAGTTATAAAACTTGACCATTACGCAACTCCTTCATCTTCATAATCAATATAATTATATTCAATCCCAGGATCGGTATCGATCAAAACTTGAGCAAAACGAATTACCGAATCGTCTTTAGCCGTATTAAAACTGAACTTAAAATCAAAGACCTGACCCAGCTGGAGCCCAACATTTTGATCTTCAGCCATGATGTCTTTTATAGCAATACAACCAATAATCCCAGCATCTACAGGATAGTCTTTTCCATTTTGGTCTTGATATATGCCATCGCCCCACTTAGTGCGGTAGACAGCAAATTTGGTTCCATCAAGAAGAGTGAACTCGCCTTCCTTTAGGCTACCACCTTCGTTTCGAGTACAAATTATATCACATACCTCATCCCAACGATCCTCAAGAATATAACAAAGATCGCCAACATAGTACTGACCAGGATTCATCATTATGCGACCCCTTCATATTCTTTTTGGAATTGAGCTGCATCGGCCTTAGCCTCTAGCTCAGCGTTGATCTTCTGCCAACCACCGTCACGGAAGATCACCTTGAACTGCATCATTTCAAGGTATGCGGGACGTGTACCCAGCTCTTGGAGAGTACCATCACCTAGCTCAACTTCTAGACGGTCCCAATTGTCAGCCCCGCGGACGAAGCCAACGACCTCACCACGAACCGTGCCGTCGATGCATTCCCAACGGACCCGGTCACCAATTCGAATTTCCATGATCAATTTCCTTTGTTGTGATCAGCTTATATTCTTAATATAAACCATTCTCAATTAAAGTACACAGTTATTTTCATAAAAAGTTGAAATTAATTCGAGGGCCTTTGGAGCCCATGTGTCTCGGTGTTCGATGATCACCTGAGCTTCATGTTCGCTCTCACCAGCTGAGATGGTGACCAGCTGTGTGATAGGTATACCATAGCACTCTTCGAACATGATGGCATAGCATGCTTCTTGGACGAAGTAGCTCTCTAGCATATCCATATCTTTGGCCCAGTTGGTGGTCTTGTAGTCGATGATAGATCTTTTACCATCGAACACACCTATGACGTCACACCGTCCAGCGAGCCGCAGGTGACGCGAGAACATAGGAATCTCAGTGGCCATCACAAGGCTCACACGAGCATCCAGCACGGGCTTGACCTGATTGAATAGGATCTGGACCGATGGCATGATACCACGGTTATAGGTAGGATCGTTGAGGAGGTACTTTTCACACATATTGTGCATCGCGGTACCACGCGTACTGGAACGGCGCATGACATGTAAGGCTTCTTCTTCGCCTACACGTTCTCGCCATTCATCTAGACCGGATTTACTCACGGTCGCTGAGAGCATAGTAGTCACCGACGGAAACCGCTCACCAGACTCAGTCTGATAAAAACGTTTTCCGTCGGCTTCTACAGTGGTAAGATCTAGATGATCTATCAAGTCATGACGAAAGTTCATATTAGCAGTTACCGTAGTAACCACATTGATATGCACGTTGCTCCCTTGCTTCACGTTCTTGACGGGCTCGTTCGGCCCTACCACGTCCGTACGCAGCACGCTCAGAGTCATAGGTATAACCATACTGAGGTGTTGCTTGTTGCTGCTTAGGATGATCATCTAACGATGAGGCTACAGCCGCTCCGATGATCAACCCTGCGATACCGTAGACAATGGCATCGTTATTAGATTTCTTGTGTTGATGACCTTCGTGCTGATAGTGACGATAGTCATCCCGATCTCGTGCATGTGCTGGAGAAGCTAGCATGCCAAGGGTAACTAAAATTGCGATTGCGCTTTTCATATCATATTTCCTTCTAAGATTATAATACCATTATAGCACAACCGCAATTAAAGTACACATATTAATGCGGGTTTAGATCAAGTTCTTCTTTAGTAATGATATATGACTTGACCAATGAGCTTCTAACGATATCGTTACGAGTAAACTCTACGAACTCAAATGCATTCATCTTCTTGATGATACGCATGAAGTCTAATAGGCCTCTACGTTCAGCATCCTTAGCAAGGTCAGTCTGACGGAAGTCACCGCAGAAGATGATCTTACAGTTGTCACCGATACGTGTGATGATAGAGTCTAACTCTTGACCAGTCATATTCTGCATTTCATCAACGACGATGATGCAGTCATTCAATGTGATACCACGGATGAAAGATGTAGTCTGGAACTCGATGAGATTCTTTGTCTTTAGGATCTCATATGCATCACCACGTCCAAACATCTCGGAACAGATCGAGTAGTATGGAGCTTCATAAACTTTAGATTTTTCTTTAGCAGAACCTGGGAGGAATCCCATATCCCGAGTAGGTACAACTGATCTGATGATAACCACTTTATGGAAATCGTCTGGACCTTTCATAACGTCTAAGAGACTAAGATAGAGGGAGATGAATGTTTTACCTGTGCCTGCAGAGCCATGTAGCATCAGATGTTTATTGTCGGCATACGCATCAAATGTGCGTGCTTGATTCTCAGTCATAGGATTGATGTTTTTTAGGAATAGTCCACGTTGTTCGTTATTTGGAAGTTGACCCTTGTTAGCAGTGTTAGATTGGCGTTTTTGTCTCTTAGAGGCTCTGTTTTCTAAAGTCATTATGACTCCTTACGCTTGATTGTTGCGCATAACGAAGTTACTTAGTTTCAATATTGGATTGGGTGATTCCTCGACTATTGCCTTTCTTGATATGTTTGAGAATGTCATTGAATCCACTGTCGACCTTCAGTCCACCACCTAGACCTACACCGCTATGCAGCATAGGAGCACCGTTGACCATCCGTTCGATATGGGGATTGTTTTCCAGGAAAGTGTCTGCCTCCGAGATACCCATAAACTGGGTATACTCCTCATTAGTCTCATGATTTAAAAATTTATATGTAGGCATCAGTTCTCCTTAAGGATATTTATAAAAGTGTTCATTCTAGTCCGCTTGCCGGGTCAAGAATGTCTTTCGAATCTTAGTAGGTTCAAAATATTCTTCTACTGTATCGACTGCAGTATCAATGTCAAAATGACGACATGAGAAGATATCGATATATCCCTCACCGGTATGGTCATTGAAGTGTGCGATGATGTTGGACGTCTCGATAAGTTGGATCACTGTCCAACCTTCGAGGTGCCGTTCATTGTGTCCAAAATGGATGACCTGCGGTTCGCCGTATGGTACCATCTCGATATCCTTGACCAGAGTCTTAACCCACTCTGACAGGACTTCAGGATTTGTGATAGCATCTAACCTGCAGCCGCTGCAATCTAGAAGTAGGTGGTATCCCCAATAACTCATACGTCGTCTTCCATTTCTAATAGATCATCAATATCTAACGTTTTAAGTGCCCGCGATATCCGCTTCTCTTTCTTATGTTGTTTGTATTCTTCATAAGAAAACTCATCGTAATTATCGTATTCGTCGTTGTACTTTGCATCGTACGTTCTGCGGGTCTTACTCATTAGTCCATCGATCCTTATGCTTTAAGCTTCTTAACGGTTGATTTAGTATCGGGTTCAGGTAACAATCCGGGGAAAGTCTTATGAACAAGCTCATATGTAATACCTGGATAAGGAGAGACCTTATCCTTCATAGCAACAACTAGTGCAGCATCATCCTTGTCCAGCATCTCTAGTAGCTGAACGAATAGCATCTCACGCTTGTTGTTGGTCAAGTTAGGATTACCACCTTCGATGAATAGGTACATCCGACGGAACTCAGAGTATAAGTTGCCGGTCTGATCAAGGAATTCGTTCTTCTTGAACGGAGGAGTCCCTTCTGGTAATAGGAACTTAACATTAGGATCAAACATATACTTCAGAAGCATAACGAGTGACATATTAGGTGCATGGTGTGCAAGTGCAGTCTGTCTTTCACCAACTGGTCGGTTGGATACTGATAGCAAGATCTCGGCAATACCTGGTCGTTTCATTCAAGTTAGTCCTCTAATTAAAAGTCGTTGATCGTTTCTACTAGGTTCTTAAGCTTATTACTTATGAAGTAGTTGAACAGCTTAGTCCTATCCTTACCTGATTGAGCCTTATACTCAGCCAAGATATTTTGTTCTACATCTTCTGGGATGAAGTCAAAGTCAACCAGCTGCTGATTACGCTTGTAGTTACGAAGCATCTCAACATTGCAGAATTCAACTGGATTGGCATGTAACCACGCATCGACCTTCTTAGTGGCCAAAGGCTTTTGACGTGAGCCATCGACGAAGGTAGCATCAGCTGATAAGAAATTAGGGATACCGTCACCGACGTCACCACGCATGATGTGCTCCTTGAGGAACATATCAGGATCACGACATGTGATATACTTCTTAAGAACGGGGCTGTACTGCTTCACATTAGGATAACGCTGAAGCTGTTGGAAATCCTTATCACCAGATAGGATCAAGATCTTATCATAGTTGTAGT